ATATACACGGTGGCGCGATGTGGGCTAGGATGCCTATAACCGCGCTTGTTGCAGACTCCGTTTTAGAGGAGATGCCTGAAGCTATGCCTACGCATTTAGCTCAGCCGTGGGATTGTAGTTCGCATGAACACGCAGTAATCAAAATGGATCGTGTTTCTTCTAGTCCTTGGCTTTGTAAAATAGACAATGACTTCTACACGGGACGTTATTTATTTACTGTTGATTACACAGGCAATGATATCGCTGATGATCCTGCGCAACATAAACAGAGCCATGTGTTAGAGTTGACGGATGCTGGTAAATGGACGGGTAATATCGTTGCACTTCCTAACAACCGCGTAAGAGCGACTAACCCAGCACTTTGGGAGACAGGGTCAGGCGCACCTGATTTTTATCCTAGTCAGCACTTACATAGCGCAGAGATTCATGACAGTTATATGGATCCAAAAGTAACTTTTAATAATTTGTATTCAGAAGGAGACAAGAATGAAGGGTAGAAAGAAAATGCCTAAGATGATGAAAAAAGGTGGACCAGCTAAAAAGAAAACTAAAAAGTCGCCTAAGATGATGAAGCGAGGAGGCAGATCTAAATGAAACGATACAATCAAGAGTACCCTAAACCAAGCTCTCAAGAGGCTGGTGTAAAAGTAGAACCTATGAGCGCATCTGCGGAAGGTTTTGCTCAAGCCAAAGAAATACCGGCTGGAAAAGTTATTGATGGTAAAGAAACCAAAATAAAGGGCGGTGGCGCAGCCACTAAAGGTTTGAATTTCTATAGATACATTAGCGATTAATGGACTATATAAAGTTTTCGGAGCATATGCTTCGCAAAGTACGAGAGCGGCAACAAGAACTCTCGCAAGCGTTAGCTTCAGGCAACGCACAGGATTACTCTCATTATGTGAGAGTAGTAGGCGAAATATCAGGTTTAAATTTCGCTGAACAAGAAATCGTGAACCTGCACTCTAAAATGGAAGAGATAAATGACTGAAACAGTACCGGATCGTGTCCTAAATTTCGGGTCTGACACTGAGAAAGAAGATTCTCAGATCACGCCTGAAAATGTAGAAGCACACGCAGACAGACTTCCCGTACCTACGGGATACAGGATTTTAATCCTGCCTCACGAGCCTAAAGCCACCACTAAAGGTGGGATTATGCTTGCAAAGCAAACTCTCGAAAAGGAACGAATAGCTGCGATTGTAGGCTTAGTCGTTTCTGTTGGACCAAGCGCATATGCAGACAAGGAAAAGTTTCCAGATGGGCCTTGGTGTAAAGAGGGGGACTTTATTATTTTTGGACGCTATGCAGGGGCTAGGTTCAATATCGAAGGCGGCAGTATGCGGCTTTTGAACGATGATGAAGTACTTGCTGTAATAAACGACCCAGAAGACATTCTGCAATAATATGGAGTTATAGCTGTGGCTGAACAAAATATAGAACTAGAGCTTCCTGAAGAGGAAGTTGATATTCACGAAGCGGATGTGATTCAAGAAAGCACTCCTGACGTGGACACAAGTGATCAAGCAATTGAAGAAACTCAACATACTGAAGAGGTAGATGAGTATAGTGCCGGTGTTAAAAAACGCATCGATAAATTAACTTATCGTATGCGTGAAGCAGAAAGGCGAGAACAAGAAGCAATTAAATTTGCTCAAAATGTTCAAGCTGAAAATCAAACACTTCAAACTAAGTTGACTTCTTCAGACTCAACATTAGTTAATGAATATGACGCTCGCGTTAAGTCTGATTCTGAGAGAGCTAGAAAAGCTCTTAAAGAAGCACAGGAATTAGGCGATGCAGAGGCTATAGCCTTAGCTACAGAAGCAGTTGCTAAAACTTCATTAGAAGCGCAGAATGTTCAGCGTTTACAAAGACAACAAAAGGTAAGAGCTGAAAAGCCACCTGCTGCTCCGCAGCAACAAGCTCCACAGCCCCCACCTCCTCCGATAGATCCTATCACGGAAGACTGGGCAGAACGAAATAAATGGTTCGGGCAGGATCGGGTGATGACTCAGGCTGCTATGGATATTCACGAAGATTTAATCTCCGAGAATAACCAAAGAGGTCAAGTAGTTTGGAACCCTCAAACCCCGGACTATTATAAAGAGGTTGACAAAAGAATGCAGGAATATTTCCCGCAAAAATTTGATCAAGCAAAACCCGTGCAACAACCCGCTGTTGCTGGGCCTAGCCGTGGTGTTGGGTCTCCTAATCGCGGAGCACGCAAAGTTTCACTCTCTCCTTCACAGCAAGCAATTGCTAAGAGGATCGGAGTGCCGTTAGAAGAGTACGCAAAATATGTATAGAGGAGATAAAGAATGACAGATCGAACTCCTAGATCTGCTGATACACGAGCAAAAAAAGCTCGCAGAAAAACATGGCAACCCCCTTCAATGTTGGATGCCCCAGAAGCACCTCCTGGATATAAACACAGGTGGTTACGTGCAGAAGTCCGAGGTCACGATGACAAAGCGAATATGTCTAAACGCATTCGTGAAGGATTCGAACCGGTAAGAGCGGAAGACTATCCAGAGTTTGACTCTCCTACAGTGGACGACGGTAAGCACGCGGGTACAATTGGAGTAGGCGGCTTGGTTCTTGCAAAAGTTCCAGAAGAAACCGTAGAAGAAAGAACTGATTACTTTTCACGAAGAAGTCAGGAACAGCTTCAGGGAGTAGACAACGACCTTTTGCGGGATAGTGATCCTAGAATGCCTATTAGTAAACGGGACATTCAAAGGAACTCTAAAGTTGAATTTGGCAGTCGGGACCCAAGTTCCGATTAAATATCACTCTAATATGAGGGTTTAACAATGGCGAATACGGATGCACCTAATGGGTTCACCCCCGCTTTCTCCCTATACGGGGGAACAATTAGACCCAAGAAAATGCGTATTGCAAGTGCATACGGAACTGCTATTTATAGCGGCGACGTAGTCACGCTTTCTTCGGGCTATATCAACCAAGCGGGAGCAACCTCAACTCCTGTTGGCGTGTTTTACGGTGTGTATTACACGGCTACAGATGGGACTCCTACGTTTTCTAAATCTTGGACTGCAAGCACAGCCACACTTGGTAGCGCAGATGCGGAAGCATATGTGTATGCCGATCCTGGTATTGTGTTTGAAGCACAGTTCACAGCAGGAACTCCTGCGGTAAGTTTTATCGGCAATAAGTACACTTTAAGTACAACTGCTGGTAGTTCTACTAATGGACGTTCAAAAGAGGGTGTAACAGCTACTACTTCTAGTGGTGTTGCTTTATGTGTCGGTTTTGTAGATTCTCCCAGCAACAGCATCGGTGCTAGTGCTCGGGCATACTTTACATTCCCAACTAACACCTTCGCAGTTTAAGGAGAGTAATTAATGGCTATTAATAGAGCACAACTCGTTAAAGAGCTTGTTCCTGGCCTTCATGCTCTCTTTGGACTAGAGTATGATCGTTATCCGAATGAGCACGAAGAGATTTTCGACACAGAAAACTCTGAAAGGGCTTACGAGGAAGAAGTAATGCTGACTGGTTTTGGAGAAGCACCGGTTAAGAGCGAAGGCTCTGCGGTGAACTACGACACTGCACAGGAAGCATGGACAGCACGTTATACACACGACACGGTCGCTTTGGCCTTTAGTTTGACTGAAGAAGCCATCGAGGACAATTTGTATGACACTCTGTCTTCTCGTTACACACGCGCACTAGCACGTTCCATGATGACCACTAAGCAAATTAAGGCAGCTAACATTTTAAATAATGCTTTTAGTTCTTCTTATGTTGGTGGTGATGGAAAAGAGCTTTGTGCAACTGACCACCCAACCGTTGGAAATGAAGATCAGAAAAATGAGCTGTCTACTGCAGCTGATTTGAATGAAACTTCATTGGAGCAAGCGTTGATTGATATTGCTGCGTTCGAAGATGAGCGCGGTCTTAAAATTAATGCTCAGGCAAGAAAGCTAATTATCCCACCTGCTTTGCAGTTTGTTGCGGATAGGCTTCTTGAATCTCCTGGAAGAGTTGGTACGGCAGACAATGATATTAACGCGGTTCGCAACATGGGCATGGTTCCTGAAGGCTACACCGTAAATCATTATCTGACTGATACTGATGCGTTCTTCCTGAAGACTGACGTTCCTAACGGACTTAAGCATTTTGTTCGAACGGCTGTATCAACAAACATGGAAGGTGACTTTGAAACCGGAAATGTTCGTTATAAGGCCAGAGAGCGTTATAGCTTTGGTTGGTCTGATTGGAGAGGTATTTTCGGCTCTCCTGGAGCATAATACCACAGGGGGGCTATGCCCCCCTTTATTTCTGGGAATATAATAGCCCTAGCGACTGTCCCAGCAGACGCTTACGAAGACTCTAGGGCGAAACCTTTCGTAAGGAGGAAAACCGATGGCTCAGACGACTTTCGCTGGCCCTATTAGATCACTCGCTGGTCTTATTAATTCAGGATACAATGGAGTAGTTAGCCTAACAGCTGATACTTCAATTACTGTGGCTTCTCATGCTGGACGACCACTTCTTTGTAATGATGCGGATGGAAAGTTTACTCTCCCAAGCATCGTTGTGACAGAACCTACAGATAAAGGTGATCCAAACCAATTAGCAAATTTAGGCGCAAGTTTTACGTTTATAGTTGTGACTGCTGCTACTGACATGGATATCTTAACTGATGGTACAGATAAATTTGTTGGTGGAGTTTACACAGGCGTAGATGATGCAACTGGTAAGACTTTCATTTCAGGTGCTTCTAACGATGTGATTACTCTAAACGGCAGTACTAAAGGCGGTCTTGCAGGAAGTATTATTAGAGTCACAGCCATAGCTAGTGCGAAATACGCAGTAGAGGGAATAACTCTTGGCTCAGGCACACTTGTTACTCCGTTTGCAGACGCTTAATACGGGAGTAAATTGAT